TGCTATATTTGACGCGCCAATTTTTAATTTTCCGTATCCAAGTGGAACAGCAATACCTTGAGCTTGTCGATTAATTGCTCCAGCAATTAAATAAGATTTGGTATTCGTCGGGTCTTTTCTTTCTGGTGGCTTAGGTGGCTTAAATAAAACACTCATAACCACTTGAATTGCTGTGGATATCACTATTGCAGTGATAATCGATACAGCTTCAAAACCTTCAGCCTTACTAATTACATGAATCTCTTTACCACTAACAAGGTCTACTTCATCGGGTAATATGGCGCTATTTTTAAAATCTTCTTTATTTTTTATTTTTGAAGGGTTTTTATTTAATAAAATATATTGTATATTTCTTTTTGCGCAGTCGAGAATATATTCAAAAAAACCTTCATTATTCGCTTCTAGGGCAGAAAATGCTTCTTGAGCAGAGCCCACGTTCAGGCGCCACTTTTTACCAAAGCGCTTACCCAACTTACCATGTAAATATACCGTTTTCACTTTACCTTAAACCTTATATTCTTATACACTTATATTGTCGTATAAGTAAAAATCATCATCCTTCAAGCTATAAATCAAAAAAGGTATACATAATTCATTAGAAATATCTATATCTTTTATAGATGGATTAGCGCTACAGATAATATGACTATGAAAAATATATTCAACATCATAATCAATTATAATATTAGAATCTATAACAAAAGAAGAAGAAGGATTAATACTATTATTATCGCATTTTATAAATTTTAATAAATTATTTTCTTTTATTATTATGCCGCAGCTTTCTTGCGTTGGATTTTTTCTTGAATAAGATTTTAGTTGATCCAATAACAGTGAATCAAAAATTTTATTCAACTGAGAATTTTTCTGTACCCGGAAATCCACCGAACCTCAAACCCTTATGGGTTCTATTTGACTTGTTATACTCAGATAAATTTTCAACATCTTCTATAAGGGGCATGTTTCTACCTTCTCCGCGACCATTAGTATTCCAATGATTTTTACCAAAGTCATATTTACTTAATGCGCTTTGATTATCGAAAGCGCTAACTAAATCTCCGTAATTATTTACATATTTTTCGTAATCATAATTCAATTCTGTTTCCTCAAAACTACCAAACCTTTTCTTGCATGCTTCAAAAGTTTTCTGGCATTCGTCTTTTGCCCAATATTCTTTATCAAAAAACGGAACATGATCTTTTGCGATTTCGTGAGATTGTATGCAAACAAAAACCTGAGGAGTAGACTTGTATGGATTGTTAGAATTTCTTGGTATTATCTTTACAAGATCATTTAATTTGTATCCAGCGTCACTAGAACTTCTTCCATTTTTATCCCAATCAGGAATATCCAGTAAACCATTTGGGTATAAATCTGGATCAACTTTTCCTACATCGTAAACCGGAGAGTCGCCACTAACAGACGTTAAATTGGGGTTTTTTGCAAAACCCTCTCTAAGATTTCCTCCGCTTCCATCTTCGATAGGCAATCCTTTATACCCACAACCAATAGAACACCTATATGTCCAATTACAATAACTTGATAATACTATTCTTGCAGGAACCCAAGAATCTTCAAACTCTAAAACTGAAACCAACTCAAACTCAATTCCAACCTTATTTTCTTGAGTTTTTTTATTTATAAAATATACATCGTCAGGAAGGTGCGAATTTGGATCCGCTTCACCAAAAGGATTTTTACCTTTTTCATTTAAATTTCTGTTTTGGAAATTATCATCATCTAAAAATCTTACATAAGTCCTTTTTCTTGTGACTTTACAATTTGTAAAATCACTATTCGAATGGACTATTTGAGACAATACTCCATCTGGATTTGCTATAGTTAAAGTTGGCCTAGGTAATCTTCCATCAGATTTATGCTCGAACCCTTGAGCTCTTATAGGTAGCGGTTGATAACCCTTGCCTTGCCAGTATATAGGGTTAGTTCCATTTATCATTGGGCAAAAACGGTAAATTGAATCTGCTCCAATAGAAATTCCATATAGATCCTGTAGGATTTCAAAGTTTGGTTGCAAAGAACTAAAATCTATTTCATATAAATCAACCAATGCATCAGGACTTAAAGATATAAGTTGTTTATTTAAATTTGATTCTGATTTACCCATTTTAATATGTTATATATGCTTTTAATAAACCTGTTTGAGGGCTATAATCGGTTGAACTAGTAATTACTAAATCTCCATAATAATAACCTCCTAATTTTAATATTTCAACAGAATCAACTGTTGATCCTGAAGAATCTGTATCTTCAATTAATATACCCTGATCAGTCAAGATATCAAAAGAAATTTCTGACTGTTGAATACCGCCAAATAAAACATCAATAAATGCCTCGCCACCTCCAGGGATTTGGCTGGCAGTATTATTCTTTACAAACTCTTCGACTATAAAATAATCGCAATCAAAAAACCTTTGAGAAGAAGATAAAGTTGATTTTATTTGACCTACATTATTCTGAAAAAAAGAATTCACTCTTCCATTAATTCTTTCTGGTCGATAATTTCCAGCAGAACCCGTAACAACAGTAAAAGATTGACCGCCCTTTATTCCTTCTGAATAAGATTTTGATAGTTTAATTTTCTTACCTCTAAGATCAAAGTCAACTTGAGAGTCTGATATTAACGGTTCATTAGAAGGAAGATCAAAAATATAATCTTCTTTTTCTAAATCGCTGCTAATTACGGCAGGAACGTTATTTGTAACTTGACCAATTATGGAAAAATTACCTATGCTCTGTGCAGAAACACTTGCGTTATAAAGCTCGATTGGTGAGTCTCCAATATTTTTTAAAAATATTCTACCTTTAATCGCCTCATCAAAAGAAACCTCTTCCCCAAAATCTTTTCTTGAAAACGCAAACGGAGAAGTAAAAACTAATTCCCCTGTTGAGAAAATAGGCTCTGTAATTAAATTGGAATACTGATCCGCCTGCAGGTTAAAAGGAAACTCCTCAAATCTTGCGGTTATATTATGATTGTTCTTGTGAACATATGAATGACTCCACTCTTGACATACAAAGTTTTTGACAGAATCGTATGGAGACGGGGCCTTAAAAACAAAAGGCTTGCAACCCATTTTTTGTTCAAGAAAATGAAGTATAGCATAAGCTTCTTCGTCATCTCGATTATTAAACTGCAAATCTAAATTTAATAAACTTTCATTTATTCCATCTTGATATATTTGAGTATATTTTCCATCAAATGATACATTATTTATTCTTATTTTTTGATCAACAGATAATCCAATCGATGGTTTCCAATTAAAATCCTGAGTCCAATACCCTGTATTTATATTCGAGAACAAACCAGACTCGCGCGTCCATTCTATATTTTCTTGTACAGGCGCAATATTATTATTATCATTTATACAATAGTAATATTCATGATTGCCAGTATAAAATACAACATCATTTTCATAATAATTAAAATTACCAGTATAATCATCAGCTTTATTAACAAATAATTGTTCAGACTTATTTAATAAAGAAGTATTAAAATTTCTAAGTCTAACATTTATATCATTACTATTTTCAAAATTTAAAGAATGAGAAAAATCTGCACAATAAAAAGTTTTTGATTGAGTTGCCGTTGAATCGTATGGATGAAATGTCGCGTTACCATCCCACCTAAAACCAGATATACCTTGACTATACTTTAAATGAAGAGAAGATTTATCTTTTTCTTGTTGACCTTGTTTATTTTCCAAAAAGTGAATAAGTGCATTGGCTTCTCGATTGGTTCGATTGTTAAACTTTAGATCTACTTCAAAATTTAAAGAGTTTACGCTGTTTGGTTGAAGTATATAATAACCATTTCCATATTGATATTTATGATTGTTAGCTTTAAAATTAACTGTCGAACCATAATCGGCATCAAAGAAAAATAAATCAGAAGTCCAAGCGTCAGGATTTAAAGAGGGGTCAGAATTTACAACCTCCAAAGATATGGAATGATTACCAGAAGACTCGAAATGATCAATCGAACTTGAAGATATTCCAAGCACCATCATCGCTGCACCAGTTAAGTCTAACTGATTGTTAACTGTAGCATTTTTTTCTATCGATAATATTTTATATTGACCGTCGTTTGTTCCCGTTGATCCATTTAAATTTATTACCTGACCCGCTTGAAAATTAGCATTTATGTCATCTGGTCTATTTAGACCGTCGAGAATATAATGACTCAATCCATCACTTGTTGCTGGCCCATCAGGAATTAAAGTATATCTATAATTTTCATCAACAGATACTGCACCCATGTATGCCGCGGTATCTTGTCGCGCATAGTAAAACTGTCCATCACCAGTGTTGTAAACAAAGTCAAATTTTTGATAATTATTACCTGTCGCAAAAACTCCACTATAATTACTTATATTGGTCTTATAGTGACGCCCAAGAATGTTACCCAAATCAGACATTACTTAATTATCTCTCTTATTGTCAAATTACCTTTTGCGTATTGACCTTCTGATATCGACAGTGACTCAGACTGTATCTTACCAGTGCATGAAAATTTAGCGACCTTATCTCCTTGTAGGGTATATAAAAATGCAGACAGTGAAGCACTAGATAATCCATCCACTGTTGTACCAGATTGATAATCTCCGTATGGATTTAGATTCGGAATAATTTCATTCGACTCGACAGACATTTCAGCTTCTATATTTTCAAGAGAGACGCGCGCAGGCAGGGCTCCGTTTGCAGTGGTTGCAACCGACGAGTGCTCTGAACCTCGAATATGATAATGAACCTTTCTATTCACTTGTATACTATATTGTAAAGAGCTTATTTCAAATTGTCCACTAATGTTGTCGGCGCTTTGATTATTGGCTTTCATCTCACCAAATGATTTTAATCCGTGCGCTATATTTAAATTTGTTATATTGAATCTTCTTTCTGTTGTTTTTTGTACAGTACCAAATATATCATAAGATGCACTAGCCTCAATAACAGAATAAGGAGATAAACTAAAACTAAAAGATTTTAAATGCATATTATCAAAGAAATAACGACCAACTATATTACCATGTATTGCATCACCATTCATTCCATTTCTTATATCAAAAAGTTTATCAATATTATTTGTTGTAAATTTGTCTGAATTGATTAAAAATTTAATTTCTAACTGGCCACGCAATGGAGAAACCGCAGCATGCTTCACAAACTCTGTTTTTGCTCCAGCTATTGCGGCATCATAATCTCCATAAACTCTTTCAGGTTCCAATGACGGATTCAAAGATAAACTTGCAGACGATACATCCAAGTCTTTTCCACCCAAAGAAATCTTGCCGTCTTCAAATCTTAAATATGGCTTGCTCATGATACTGGATTGTGTAGAGTTTCATAACCCTTATAGGTTAATGATATCGTCATTTCATCTTCTGTTGATGAAGAAATTGATTCGCTTGTAAGTCTTACGTTCTGACCAGTAAACGCGTTTATAATAGCGTCTGTTTCGGCATCTTTTATTTGTATAGATACATTACTTTTCGGCGCACTCCTTATTTTATCTTTCATTTCTTTTATCTGATAATTATTTACAATCATAGTAAAATTAATATCAGTCTCAATCGGATATTGAGTGTCAATTTGTACAGGATCTAAATTCGGATTCGATATATCAATATCATTATCCCAATCAGATGAAGTTCCTTTTGGAATTGCATATACAGCTTCTAAATTTAATGAACGACTATAACTAAAATCAGTAATTGCGTCTAATTGAAAATCACTAACATTTATACTTATACTAGATTGATCAGGATATTGTATTGGTGGATGACTTTGCGTTTCAGATTGAGTCATTACACCACTACCTAGATCACCATATACAGTAATATCAGTTTGTATATCAGGAATTTCTCCGACTGTACAATTGACAGAATATCGAGTTACTCTGCCTTTTGTAAAGCCAAATCCTTTTGTATCATTTTCATATAAAATTGCTCCACTTATTTCATTTTCATCATAAGTATATTTTCCTAATGAATCAAATTGTATTAGTGGGTCTCTGCTTACCATTTTTCTGGATATTGTAAAGTTTCCTTCTAGTGGGGCATTAACTAAAGCATCAACAAAACCAACACCTGCTATACGAATTGGCTTTTCACTTATTCCATAACTACCATTTACATCTTGAACTCCAGACAGAGCGACTCCATCAATTACAACCTTTTGTTGATAATTTGAGAAGCTCATAATTATTCACTTAAAAGACCTCCAGGGCGTTGCTCTTCAACGATAACTGAAACAACTTGTTGTTTTATTTTTTCAGCAAGAAGAGATTGATCTTTTTCGGAAGACCCTTCTTGAGATGTTGCAGGATTTGCGTCTTGAGTTTTTTCTTCTGCGCCAACTTTTCCATTTTCCATGTTTATAGAAATACTGATATTGTTTGTGTTTCCTGCAGAAGTTGAAGAATCTATTTGAGTTGAACCAACTGCTCCCCCATCATTATATTTACCTGCATTTATTCGATCAAGCATTGGCTTGCCGAGTTGACGAGCGCTGCTTGCTTTGATTACATATTCTCCTTCGCTCAACATTGCAGGAATTTGATCGATTCCAGATTTTCCTGAGATGTGTCCGCCGCTGGCGTATTTACGGATTGGACCGCCATTATATCGATTAAAAAAATCACCAACACTTGGTTGATTATAACTTAAGTTCATAGGGCTGTAAGACAAGGGAGAGCTTCCGTAAGAACTTATATCGGAGAGACTGCTTGGCGCATTAGCAAAATCAAATGAAGAATCTGGCAATTTCATCATCGCACTATCACTACCTCCCCTCAAAAACCCTTCTGGCCCAAGTTTACCTAATTGACTTGCGGCACTAGGCCCTTTCATAAGAGACCCCATTCCATAACTCAATCCCGCACTTAAAGCTGTACCAATTAGTTGTTGAATAAATGCTTTTTTCTTTGCTTTTTTTGCGGCGGCCTCTTGGCGTTTTCTTTCTTCTTCTCGCAATACTCCCATTAAAGATTGCTCATCTTCTTTAAGACCTACATTTTGAGATTGAGTATAAAAGAATGAAGACATAGCTTTGGATTGATAAGCTCGGCCAGAAGCGAAACCTCTTCCTCCTCCAAAATTTTCTGCGATTGCTGATCCTGGAGCTGCACCACCATTTGCATATCCAGGAATTTTTCCTCCAGCATTTAAGCTATGCATAAAAGCTCCTCCGTATTTAGAAACAGCATCTCCACTCATAACATATTCTCCATTAGTTACCATGGCAGGCACTCCTCCACCTCGACTATAATTTCTAATTGATCCTCCTCTAGATTTGCCTCCAGGCATTGGAATAGCGCTAACTATAGCATTTGCGGCATTTTGAAGGAATGCATTTTGAATTGCACTTAAAAAATTACTCGCAACCTGCATGAGAGCTTCATCCAAATCTTCTGCTCCATTCAAACCAACTTTCATTGCCTCTGCTATGCCATCCCTAAAATTTGTTGCCACAACATCACCAAGTTGATAGTTAAAACTTTCAACAGTATCGCGCATTTCACCCTGTACATCCTTAAACCCTCTAGAAAATGCACCTGGGCCAGTCATTCTTTGGCGCATTCTTTCTCTTGCGGCTTGTTCTTCTTTTACTGCTTCTACATTTTTATTGTTTATAACATTTTGTCGCTTAAGGGCTGTGTTAGTTTTTTCAATCTCATCATTGAGATGCTTATTCCTTCCGGTTCTAGCTTTATCTAATTCAATCAAAGATTCCAACTGAGCTTTCACGCTTTCTCTAGAAGATCCAGTAATCTGTTTAAACCTCTCGTCACTAAGAGGCGCAAGCGTCTGCATTTGATTAGTTAGTTGTTGCATTTTTCCTCCGCGATTAGCTTCCTCAAATT